GATTCCTTACCGTAGGATTTGCAACAGCATCACAATACTATCTTGAGGAAATGGCACAAGTTGGACTATATGTGTTTGTGGGTGGATTCTTATTGACGGTGGTTATTGTTGGATTTATGCTACTCAACGGCAAAAACAACGAAAAAGCAATATTGGAGATTGTTCAACTCGTAGAATCGATGAAAGACAAACTCACCGATAAAGAACGAAAAGAAATTTTCGGTCAGGATGGTATTGCATCACGAATGACGAGTAAAATGACTAAAAACATTGTATCCAAAATCAAAATAAAGAATGGTTGGCATAAATAACAGTTTTTATATATATTACAACCTTATAGGAGAAATCAATATAGGAGAAATCAATGGAACGACAAGCATTTAACAGTTTAAACGAAGCGGCACTTCAAGTGCAGTTGGAAGAGGGGTGGTCAAATCCTCCAGGTCCTACAAAAGAAGGCAATCCAAGAAAACGAGTTGTCCGTGATTTAAAACGCAAATTAGGCTTACCTGTTTCGTGGCATGGTGGTGTTGGTGGTGACGAACCCGAATACGACCCAACAGGAGCATCGCGGGACCTACATAAAAGCAGACAAGATAGAAAGTCCAAAGAAGCACAGTCTGCAAAGAAAAAGGAACTAACTCGTAAGAAATTGTACCCGAAGAGTGGCCTGAAGGGTGAAAAGAAAACTTTTGCAGATAAATTGTTCAACCATGTAGAATATGATGAAGTAGACTCTATGGTATTAGAATATTTTGATAACTACTTTGGTGATAACCTCAACGAAGATACTTCTGATGAAGATATCATGAATGCGGTTTATGATTTAATTGATTTGACTGAGGCTGTTTTACTAGAATACAGAGCTGCCTTTAAAAAGAGATGGAAAGAACGCGGAGGTCGGTCGGAGAAAGAGCATAAAAGGTTTGTGGAAAAAGGTGCGGTCCTTGACAAGAAAGCCGCTGCGAAGCAGGCTGAATTAGATAAGAACTCAGGGTTCTTGCCAAACCCAGATCAACCATTTCAGAGAAAACCAAAACCAAAACCAGAGCCCAAGCGACCCACTCACGATGTATTTGGTGACCGTCTAGACCGTCCTAGAAGCAAAATGCACGCGGGGTCGGTTGGTATGCCGCAAGCTTCTTCCCACATACGATAATACAACCATTATAGGAGAAATCAATGGAAAGAAAAGCATATAACAGTTTGAACGAGGCGGCACTTCAGGTGCAGTTGGATGAATTAGATAAGTCCACACTCGCAAATTATGTAAGGGGAGCGGCACATGATATTGACCGTAAGGCAGTATCAACAGGAAGAAATATACAAGCACGAAACTTATCTCCAGCAGTGCAACGGCAGGCAAAGAAGGTAGCCAAACGACATAGAGGTATTAATAAAGCAGTAAGAAAACTCAGTGATGATGTAGAATATAATGAAGTAGACTCTAGGGTATTAGAATATTTTAGTAACTACTTTGGCGATAACCTCAACGAAGATACTTCTAATGAAGAAATCATGCAAGCAGTTTATGATTTGATTGATTTAACAGAAGCAGTATTGGATGTTGTTGAGGGTTCGCGAGGTTTAAAACGAACTCAAAGAAGAATTCAAAACTATAATCCACGCGGAGACTATGACCCAAAGACATATAGAAAAATGGGTGGGGCAGACACGGTAAAGAAAAAGCAAGAATATGAATTGGAACAACGACCAAAAGAATTTGCATTAAGACAATTACATAGGGCAGGAAAACCCGGCATAAAACCTGCTTCAACAAAAGGACTTGAAGACACTATACGGCGAGCGTATGATACATCAACATATCATCCCATCAAGAAACACCAGCGAGGGATGCTAAAAGCAATTGGAGGGAAAGACATGCCAAAACTTGTTCACGCTGCTGGAGTGCCGAGTCCACCGAAAATGGCATCTGCCCAAAAGGTACAGCAATATAGAGATGAAAGAGAACACGCTAAAGATTTTGGACACGAACATCTTGGGTCTGAACGAAAAGGTTTAGAGATGCTTACAAAAGCCAAACTTATTGATGCGAACCCCAAACTAGAAAAACGATTAACGAAAAAGTAACCTTAGGAGAAATCGGTGGACTCAGACCTCATAGAACATCATCTCAGGGGCAAACTCGGATATATGATACAGACACAAAGAAATTTAGAAAACCTTAATCAATTCCTAGTGGCGTTCTCAATAATCTTATCGTATAAAAACTTACAAATATAATAAGAATCAACAATGTCGGAAACTGGATTTCCGACTTTTGTTTTATCGGGTGTAATCTTCCACTTCAAATCCATTCCAGTTTCTTTCATAAATGTTTGATGCATTTGGTCTTTGTCTGCATTTCCTTTGCCGGTTGCGAACTTCTTCACAGTAGTTGGTGGAACAACTTCTAAAGGAACTCCTGAATTATAAATTTTATATTTCAACACACCTGTATTTTCTGCAATGTGAAATACCTTACCTTTTGAACCCATACTATATCCTTCAATGGCAATTTGTTCACAACCCATAATTTTATCCATAGTCCAATCTGCAATTGATTTGTATCTTTGGAAGTCTTGATTCCAATCTTGAAATCTTTCGCCGTAAATATTCTTTAAAAAGAATGTGGCATATTTTTTTGTATCCGTGAGAAAGTGAAAGGTGCATTTATCAAATGTAAATGATTCCTTTTCCATTCCCGCGAATACGCAAACGCATGGACTTCGTAAACTGTAATCTATTCCTGCAATAATCATAAATATAAACCTTTCTACATTATATATGTTATACATATTGAATGAGAAAAAGCATTTGGGGCCACAAGTTCCCAAATGCTCATTCTTTTTTGACGATTCTAAGGTAGCGAAGTTCCAAGTCCTATCCCTAGTGCAATGAATGGAGTAACGACTCCTGCACTGCTTATCAGTCAAATATAAAAAACACCGATTCCCATAAAGGGTTTCGGTGTTTTTGTTTTACATGAAATGTTTATTATTAATCACTGTACTATTTATAATTTCAAAATGTTTGAAACCTACTTTTTATTAAAAAATATTTAAGAGGAATCGTCCGACATATAATCCGACAATAAAGCCAGAAATAATAACAGCACCAGTTGTAATATTTCCAACGACACTACCCTCCATTCGTAGTAACTTCTTCAAGTTGTTCCATCTGTTCATATAAGATGCTCCCCTTTATCCAATCCAAATACTTTGCAATGTTCATTGCAGAACATTCTGTAACCAATTCTTTATTTTCAAACACACGCATAATTGTGAATGTGCTTATAACTCCTACGACATATTCCTTATCATTAAACTTTGCGAACACCCCACCACCAGAATCTCCGAACCATACACTTGCACCGTGTGGTATGAATTTAATTTCATTCGGTTCTTCTACTAATGTGCCAAAGTATGTAAATAGCCATTTCTTACTATACTTCTTATATCCTTGTGAATATCCTACTGTAGTAATATTCTGATATCTGTACATCCACTCTACACATCCAATTATTGCTGGCTCATAATTTGATTCACATTCAAGAAACACTAGACCAATATCGTTACTCACAGAGAAGGATGCGGTGCTGTAACTAGGGTGTAAAATTGTTTTCTTCACCATAATTTCTTCCTCACCTATGACCAAGGAGAAAACATCGTCTTCGTCCAGACAATGTGCAGCCGTTAGAGCAACATCCTTCTCTATGAGAATTGCAGAACCTACCAGAGAACCATCTTCTCTGTGTAATGAACCTATTGATGGATATGGGTCGTGTTCTTCAGTTGTTGGGGTGAACCACCTGTCTAAAGGGTTTAAAACCTTCGGTGGTGTGACATCGATAACGATGTCGGTTGTGATTTGAGGGGGTAGGATGGACGCCTGTGGAACTTTGCACCCAGAAAACAATAACAAAGATACTGAGAGATACCTAAATAAGTTTTTCATACTCCTACTATACTATTTATGCCAATTTGTGAACCGAAAAAATGGTATTTTTTTAAAAAATATAAAAAACCCCCCGCCGAAGCAGAGGGTTCTTTGAATCAGGATTCTTCCTGAAATATTAAAATGTAACTTGGAGTTGGGTACGAATGAGGGTTTCACCTTCATTTGCGGTTGTATTCCAACCAGTAGTACCCAAGTTCCAACCTGCATCAACTGTGTCAAATGCATAACCTACATCGGTTGTCCATTTAACATTATCGTTGAATGCATAATTAACACCAAAGGTGGCAATCTTCAAATCGGTTTCAACACCTTCAAGGTGTCCGATTTCGTATTGACCAAACAATTGTGCTTTGTCTGTTACATCATATGATGCAGTCCAGACTGTACCCCAATTGTCGCCATTAGTGTCATCAATCGTTGCTACATAAGCACCAGTGAAATCAAATCCACCTGCACTAAATGTTGCATCGGCAGTCCATGTGTTGTAATCAGTTGTGTCTAGGTCGTTGTGTGAAAACGCAACACCAAAATCCAACCAATCAACAGCATTAACATCAAGACGACCAGTAAGTGCGTAACCGTTTTGAACACCTGCACCATTGGCAGTGTTAAAACCATCAGTATATGCAACACTAACACCACCGAATGCGGTGTTGTATCCGTATTGAATACCTTGACTACGACCTTGACCGAATTGACTTGCGATAACAGAACGCTCGGCTGCGAGTGTGTCTGTTTGTGCAGTCAAAACTTCCTTCATAAAAGGACTTTTGAATTGACCTACTCGGAAGTTACCCCAATCTGCATATGCATCCATTAGAGTAAAGTTTCCGCCGTCATTCCATTGACCACTTACTTTGTAACCCCAATCATAGAGGTCACCAGAAACTTCGAGTCGTGTTCGTGGAACATTGAAACCGTGAGTAGTATCAACACCATCTGTTTTGATGTCATTGTACTGCCAACGAGTTTGTAGAAAACCATGAACATTTACGGTGACGGGCGAACCGTCACCAAGCATACTTGCACGGGTATCTGCATCTGCAAGAACATCGTGTACGAGTTCACGGATTTCATCTGCCCGTTTATCGTTTATCCAGTTATTGCTTTTTGATGTAGAAAGTTCTGCAATCCTTGCTTCCGCTCTTGCAAGTCGTTCTTGCAAATCTGCGTTTGTGTCAGCACCTGCCAATCCTGTAATCATTCCTGTTACAAGACCAACTAGGGCAAACTTTGTAATTTTTGAGATAGTCATAGGTTATCTCCTTTTTAAAAAGTTTCATCAACCAACTGCGTTGGTGACGAGGCCCCAAAGTGAATTGATTGCGTGACCACACCATACAACACCGTCCCATGCAAATGGAAGAAGTGCCAATGTGATTAGCATACTACGGCAAACACCGACCTTACCTAACGCTCGTGTCACGACATCTGTGCCGCAACTATCTGTACTATTAGCCATAATTTTTCTCCTTTTAAAAGAATTATCCTCTGACTATGAGGGTGGTGCGGAATGCACCTTGAAGTCAACTCCGACTTCATTTGTCACATATTTAGTAACACCATCATCTTCACTGATGAATCAACCCATCATTATACACTATAATTGAAGGGTGTCAATAAAATTTTATATTTTTTTTTACTTGATTGGGCAAGCACCGCCAGCGCACTCTAATTCACGCAAATCTTCGCCACTTTCAACATTTTTTATCTCTTTTATTTTAGAAACTCTTTTTTCGTATTCTTCTTTAGAGATTTCTTCATATGGTG